ATTGCTCATACCACCGCAATGATGCTACTTCTTGGTCTTCCGTTGGAGAATCCAAATCTTCGTCCTTCATTGCCTGAAGTTGCTCAAAGATTACTTTGAGGGTCATTGGCTCGTTTTGATTTTGCATTAGTTTTTGATTCCAAGATCTGTTTCAGTCAAGACAATGAACTTCCACCCTCTGACTTCTGCATACTTTTTTGCAGCATCCCACTTATTTTGGTTTTTGACGTACTGAAAAGACTCATACATGTAAGTTTTGGTTTTTCTCTTCGGCTGCTTTGGCGGCTGAGTTTGTTTCTTTGGTTTTATCTCAACCAGATACGTTTGTAGAATGTCGTTCTTCTCCCGCACGACAATCTTGAAGTCTATGAAATATCGGTGGGTCTTTCCATCGAGGTCGTAGTGGTATGGAATGATTGTTGATTCGCTCGACCACTCAACGATGGATTCCTTCAAATCGCAATAGTCCATAAACTTTCTCTCCCACGAACTCCTATACATAATCTTTGTGGGATCACCCCTATACTTCTTGGGGTTCTTTGGACTGAATACGCCCTGTAGGAACTTGTTTTCTCGGTTAACCATATGCCTGAACGAAAGAACATAGAGAAGTTATATTACACAGAAAATCAAACGATTCCAAACCAACTTGAGTATCCCATACTCGGTGCGGCTGGTGGTAACTCGCGCTCCAAAGAAAAGACATCATATTACCGTCCCGGTGATCGATCATTAGAAGAACTCATCAATGCAACATCATCACAGGGAAACATGGGTTCTGAGTTTGGTGGAGCCGACGAAAATGGTCGCATTCAAATAGATCCAGACCAACAAAACGCAATACTTGGAATCCCATCATTTCTCGTATACCCACAAGAGTTGGGTAAGAATCGAAGATTTAGACACTTCATCACACTCAATATTTATCAAGGAACATCCGATGAGGTTCGTCTCTCAACCAGAGAATACAATCAAGTAACAAGTTCCATTTTGGCTAAAGGCGGAAATCAGTTTGCGGGTGAGGCTCGACAGGGCTGGTTGATCGGAGATAACGAAACAGAAACTTACAATACCCTCATACGGGCTGGCTACTCACAAGCACAAGCAGATAGGTACTCCAAAGCAATTTTCTCATCAGAAGGTTTGCGATCTTCTGGACTAACATCAGATGAAAATATTGGTGCGTTGGAAGGATTGCTTCAAGGTGCTGGTGATGCTGGTGTAATAGAATCCACTTATAATGCAGCAAAAGATGCTTTTGTAAACAGTGTAGATTTTTTTGCTAGTTACGGACAAGCATCGATAAGAGACAACCTTGCAGAAGCAAACAAAAATCCAAGAAACTATAATCGTAGAGGTGCTTCGGGTAGAGCAGTCAATCGTCCGCGCGAAGAGCAGAATATTCTCTTAGCAAATAGACGATTCAACAATGCAAACGTGAAGTCTAAAGACACCATATGCCTTTACATGCCACAAAAGTTTTCCGTGAATGATCAGTTGATCTATTCCGAAGAAGAAATGGGAACATCGAAAATGGTATTAGATGCTCTCACAGGAAAACGAGGTGCTGTGTCTGCTGCACTTGAGAAGGTTGCGCGAAAAGGAATTGCGGACACCATAGGTTCCATAGGACAGTTTGCTTCTACGGTACCAGCAGTCGGCAACGCTATTAATGAAGGTTTGCAGGAAATCAATGCGGGGGCTATACGAGCAGCACAACAAAGAACAGTTCAGAATCCTAGAAGGGAAATGATGTTCCGTGATGTCGGAACTCGTAGCCACAACTTCACCTTCGATTTCGCTCCACGAAATGAAAAGGAAGCGGAGACGGTTCTCAATATCATACGAATGCTTCGATATCATGCTTATCCTGGTCTTCAGGGTGGTGGTGGACACTTCTTCACATTTCCAGCAGAGTTTGAGATGTCGTTTTTTACAATCGAAGAACCAAGCGGCATGATTGTGATAAACGACAACCTACCAAAACTACCAAGACTCGCACTACAGTCAATAAATGTGGATTATGCTGCTGCCGGTGATTTTAAGACCTTCACCGATTCAAAGCCAGCATTCATTCGTCTTGAACTTGGATTCCAAGAAATGGAACAGTTGACGAACGAACACATAGTACACGGATACTAAAATGTACGATAAACTACCAAGAGTAAACTACATCACTCCATATGGCTATCGTGAGATGTCTGACATCACAGTTCGTTTCAAGGTAGAGCAAACCGTAATTGATGAGGGGGCATACCCAATCAATGTGACTATAAACGACACAGATCGTTTAGAAGTTTTGGCAGATCGTGTCTACAAAGACTCCAATATGAATTGGGTGGTGATGAGTCTTAATAATCTCATCAATCCATACTACGATTGGGTTTTGTCATCAAATTCTTTGGACAACTATGTCAACGAAAAATATCCTGGCTATACATTGTTTCTCACCGATGTCGGTGGAACAAAAGCCTTTGAAGGTTCTTTTAGAACGAATGACATTGTCTATGCAACCACGCAAACCAATGCAAGCCTACAGCCATCTATTCAAAGTTCTTTGATGAATGCAAGAGTCGTAGAATATGATCCTCAGTATTGCAGACTAGTGATGGACTTCACACAGAAGACCGCATGGATTCCTGCTGAAGGAGACTACATTGCTGGTGCAAACACCAATGCGTTGGGTGTTACAACTTATTACGTTGCCAGAATAGGAAAAGTGATAGAGTCACCATATGCAGCACACCACTTTGAAAACTCGGATGGTGAAATACTTGATCCAAGAGTTCCATCATCTTTTCATGGTGAGTTTTTGTCGGCTTCAAGTTTTGGTTTTACCTTCGGTGCAACCCCGCTTGGACGTTACGTCTTAGAAGACTACACCAATGAACTCGTTACAAATAGAGACTACGAGATATCACAAAATGATGAGAAGCGAAATATAGTTCTTGTTGATGGTAGATATCTCAGAGATGTAAACAGAGACGTGGAGAACTTTTTGAGAAATGCCTAATATCGCAAAAGAAGAAAAGGCTTATACAAAGCAAAACGATTATGAACTGCTCAAGTTGCTAATCACCTCGGCTAAGGGTGGTGAGCCTATAAATTTGATACCGCAGTTTATCGAAGTTGTCATTTATGAAACCATCTTCGACACCAAGATGATTGGTGAGTTGACGATAGTTGATACGTTAAACTACTCCGAAGTAGTTCCGATTGTAGGCAATGAAATAATCCAACTATCATACCGAACAAAAGGTGCAAAGGAACCCGTTAACATAACAGGTAGAGTTTTTGCTGTTGTCGGAAAATCAAGAACCACCAATGAAAAGTCTGAAGTCTATAAGATGCAGTTTATTTCAGAGGTTCAATATGACAACAGTAAGAGGAAGATATCGTGTTCTAAAAAAGGATCGATAGGTAAAATAGCCAAAGAAATATTCGATGAAAACTTCAAAGGCTCTATTGGCATCAACATCGATGAAACCAACAACAAGCCTTTTCAGTTTATATTCCCATACTGGTCACCAATCTACTCAATCAACTGGTTAGCACAGAGAGCCTTTACTCCAGGTCCGTCAAATGGTAGAGGTCCATCATGCTTTGTCTTCTATGAGGACGTTGATGGATTTCATTTTGCCAACATGGTTGGGAGATCCACTCAACCGCCTGTGATGACATACCGATACGAACCAAACAACCCTGTAAATATTTCTAACATAAATCGATTTCTCGAAAAGGTACAAGATTACAATGTGTCTTCGTATTTTGATAGATTGATGGAATATAAGACGGGGATGTATTCGGGATATCTGATGACCCACGACATCACAACTAAAAAGATGTCTTACTATGAATATGATTATCACAACTCGTTTGATAGGTCATATCACCTAAACGATTACAAACTCATATCTTCTGCCGACACAGAACTCACCAATGCAAAACTTGGTTTCGTTAATTACTTACCAGTTCAAACCAACAGGGTGAACTCAATATTCGATAACGATGCCCCACAAGATTACTTTCGTGAGAGGGCAAGTGTACTTCGGCAGTTCAACACGATTAAGTTGTCGTTGCTTGTAAATGGAAACTCCACACTTCGGTTGTTGGATGTCATTGATTTTGAGATACCGAAAATAGGATTCCTCGACACCAATGAAAAGGATTGGGAAGACATGTTTTTGAGTGGCAAATACATCATCGTCTCTATGAAGCACATGATAAATAGAGAAGTCGGATACAACACCACGTTGGAGTTGGCTAAGGATTCGTTGATTAAGGGAATCCCCGACGCTTTTGAGTAATAGTATTGAGAATGGAGTTAGATTATGGAAGAAACCGAAAAGAAGGTAATTACGCCAAGAGAAACGGAAGAAAAGTTGTGGAAGTTGCCTTACACCAAGGAAGAACTCCTTGATTGGGAAAGATGGGGCAATGAAAACTTCGGTACTTCTGAAAGGAACCGATGATAGATGAACATAATGGGTCAGACTGGATTTGTTTGGTGGTTTGGTGTTGTTGAAGACACAAATGACCCATTAAAACTCGGTAGAGTTCGTGTTCGCATCTTCGGATATCACCCCGAAAACAAGAAAAATCTTCCAACCGAAGATCTGCCCTGGGCGCATCCACTGCTAGACATCACTAGCGCGTCGATAAGTGGAGTTGGAAAATCTCCAACTGGACTTTTGACGGGAACCCATGTGTTTGGATTTTTCAGAGATGGGATCAACGCACAACAACCGATTGTGATGTTTTCTGTTGGTGGCATACCACAAGAAATATCAGATAAGAAGGTTGGGTTCAACGACCCATCGGGAAAATACCCCACACAAGAATACGTTGATGCAAAACACAGCGATGTCAATTTTCTTGCTACGGGTGAACACACAGACAAAACTATCGTTGAATCTAAAAAGAGCGGGACTACGAAGTTAATTCCTGTCGCATGGGATGCACTTGATACTCAACGATGGTCTGAACCAGAAACTCCATACAATCCACAATACCCAAACAATAAAGTCTTTGCAACATCGTCGGGTATGGTGGAAGAATGGGATGATACGTCGGGTAAAGAAAGACATCACACATATCATCCTGGTGGATCATTTGAAGAAGTTGCAAATGGATTTGCGGGTAATCCATCGGGAACAAGAGTTCAAAAGATTGTTGGAAACAACTATGAACTCATAGCAGGAAGTGATTTTGTTCATATAAATGGAGCAGCAAAAATAACCGTGAATGGTGATGCCAGCATTTATGTTGGTAGTAGCATTCCTGGTGGAAGTCTAAATCTTCAAGTTGATGGTAATGTAAATCTTCAAGCCTTAAAAGATGTTAGGGCTATTGTGTATGGAACATGGGATGTTTCTGTTCTTGGTGACTACCGCGAAACAATAATGGGCAACAAATACACAAAGGTCATGGGAAACTGTGTCAATGAGGTTTATGGAATTGGTGGGTTTGTTGTGTCGTCTGCTATTGGTGATGTGATTCTGAAAACTAAAATTGGTAGTGATTTGGCACTTTCTGGTAAGACCACTAGTATTAAATTGAATTGCCTTTCTAGAAAAGGTGAGTCTGCTAGTGATGCATTTATTATTCCTGGCGTTTACCCAAACCCATTTGGGGGAGTTTGATAGATGCATTTAGTGTGGAAAGGCGTATTCAATATAACCACAACCTACAACGTAGGTGATGTGGTTTATTACACAGATGATGGGTTTACCTATGTTTGTAAAAAGCAAACTCAGGGTATACCGCCTTATTTTTATGAATCCGGTTTTGAACTCCTTGCGGGATTCAACATAACTGAATTGGATGGGGGAGAGTTCTAATGCCAAACGTCGGATTAGTTGGTAGAAGTTACGTTGGTGGTGGTGTCGTATTGACGGGGACATACTCGGTGTTGGTGAATGACATGCCCGTGGCAAGATTTGGCAGTTTAGTTTCATCCCACGACGAAGATGAACACGAAAAAGCAAAAATGGTCACGTCATTTACGTCAGTCCTTGTTGAGGATTTTGGTGTTTGTAGAACCGGCGATGTTGCATCTTGTAATCATATTCTTTTATCCCATAGCGATGTGGAGGTTGGTTAAATGAGTTCGTTTAGTTCGGTTCAAACGGGTGTGAGTATTTTCAGTGCTGCAAATTGCAGCGTTGTTGCTGGTCTAATCCCACCAGGTGCCAAAAAGTTCATAAACGACTTTATGGCAGGAAACTTATTGAGGAATCCACTCACACAGGTTTTTGACATCCTTGGTCCTGAACTTGATGATCTTATTGGAAAGATTGATGGGCTTAGTGGAGCGACCGAAGATCTTCGCGAATTGAATCAAAATTTAGATGCAATGAATACCCAACTTCAGAGATTTCAACAACACACAAATAGATTAAGTGGCGTATTACGGGATGATCCTGCATACACACTTGATCAAATCATTGGTGTGATGTCTGCTTACAACTCCATGAAGGAAGTTTTGAAAGATCCTGGTGAGACTCTACAAGATAATTTCACACAGGGGTTCTCTTCTTTAGACCCACGAATTGTTGGTCCGTTCTTTGATAATTTCGCCGCAAACACTTATGAGATTGGAAGACTTTTGGGTGAGGTTGGGTATCAACTCAGTCTTAGTCAAGGTCAAAACACACAAGAACTTGGCAGATTGTTTTCTCAACTCGGAGAACTATCCACAAACATAAGCGAACTTACAACCACCATGCAAGGTTTTGAAGATGCAGATAAAGCAACCTATGCTGCTGCTGCTATCGCTTTAGCCGATTATGCTTTAGCGAATGGTCTAATCTCAAGCATATTGACAGATCCTTGCTATGGCGGTCAACTTATAACAAATCTAATAACGCAGCCAGGTGCAAGTAGTCAGTTGTCATCTTTGGCAGCAGAAAATGGGGTAACAGTTGAGGGATCCCCAGTGGACTTTTTGAGTCTCATCCCAAGTCTAAAGAATAGATCAGTCTGATGATTGATGGTGATATCTTATCATTTTGTAGTTGATAAATATTTCACACTTTGGAGAAAGATATGGGTACAGATTCAATACTTAGTTGGGTTGAGGTTCTTGGTGCTGTTTTGGGATCATTGACTGCTCTTATAACGGCGATTATTGCATTAAAACCTATTATTAGGTACTTTAAGAAAAGAACAGCCGCAAGAAGAGAAGAGACATTCAATCACGTCAACATGCGGATATCCGATATGTTGGGTGAACTGCGTATGAAAAGCAAGGCATCAAGAACCTCGCTTACCCAATTTCATAATGGTGGTAAGTTTGCCGACGGCTCTTGTATGCGAAGAATGAGTATATCCCACCAATCATGCGATCCTAAAACACCATCCACTATGCAGTTTAGGCAGGATGTTTTGGTGAGTCGGTTCGTTGAGATCATTCAACAACTCAGAGACAACGATTCTCATATCAGAATGACAAGCGGCTTGTTTGAGTCGAACACCAAAAAGTTCTACGAGTTGCACGACACCATCGCTTTCTCCATTCTCCCACTTTTTTGTAATGATAGTTTGGTGGTTTATGGATACATAACAATTGAATGGTGTGATTTGGGAACTCTGGATAATGTAGATGAAACTGCAACCAAAACAGAGTTTGAATATACCCGCGACCAAATCTCATTCCTGCTGAACTCAGCCAAAGACTATAGATGAATAAGATACGAAAAAACCTTTTCAAAGATCTAGATCTAGACTTTGCTCCACACCCAATGACATCTGATGTCCCACAGAAGACAGATGCAGAGGCAGTTAAGCGAGCGATTCGTAATCTTGTCATGATGAACAAATACGACAAGCCATTCAAGCCTCAAATAGACGCAAGGCTTACTAGGTTGTTGTTTGAACCAGCGACTCCAATGACTGCTGTAATGGTTCGTTCAAACATCATAGATATTTTGAATCGATACGAACCAAGAGCAAAAATAAATGACGTTGTCGTCATATTCAACGAAGATACGAACACATTCGAAGTGACGATATCTTTCATGTTGTTGAATACGAGAGAAAACTCAAAGGTTTTTGTAACAATAGAAAGGCTAAGGTAAAATGCCAAATCGTGCATTAACCACACCAGTAACAGATCTTGATTTTGACGGAATCAAGGAAAACCTGAAGACGTTTCTTTCGGGTACAAATGAGTTCAGCGACTTCGATTATGAAGGCTCGGGAACAAATATCCTTTTAGATCTTCTTGCCTACAACACACACTACATGGCTCTCTATGCAAACATGCTTGCAGCAGAGTCTTTCATTGATTCGGCAGTTCTTCGACGTTCTATAGTATCACTCGCAAAGAATTTGGGGTATGTTCCAAACTCAAGGAACGCTGCGACGGCTGTTGTTGATGTTACTTTTGGAACGACCAGTGGAGTTCCTTCTAGTATTCCACAAGGAACTAGATTCTTCTCATCTAAAGATGGGGAGAACTATACATTCACCACAACTGATGTTTTTACAATAGACAAGTCTACAGTTCCGTATACAGCAAAAAACGTCGAGATTCGGCAAGGCGTCTATCGTTCTGCTTCGTTTGTGTACAACGCAAACAGCAATACAACGAAATTTGAAATACCATCAAAGAACATAGACAAGGATCTCACCAAGATATACGTCATGTCTTCGCAGTCGGACTTGACCAACATGGACATAACTTGGAAGGAAAGTGCGGACTTTCTAGACATTGCTTCAGACAGCAAAGTCTTCTTCATTAATGAAAACTATCGTGGAAACTACGAAATAAGTTTTGGTGACGGAATTCTTGGTCAAAAGC